ATGTCAGTCTCACGAGGTACAGAAACAGGACCACCGCCCATCATCCTGCGAACAGGAGGCTGCATAGCCGTGCCACCCATCATTTGACCTCTAGGCATCGGTCTTCTAGGCATCTGACCCGTAAATACATTCATGCCAGCCATCTGATCAGACGCCACAGGTTGGCGTCCACTCGAAAGCATAGTCTCTAAAGTATCACCAAAACGCTTGCGCCTACCCGCATTCGAACGTGCCTGTGGAGCAACCGGACCCGCACCCTGCTGTATTGGAATAGGCTGTGGAGGTATCATAGGCTGACCCATAGGCGGTACAGGCATCGGAGGAGATAACGGATTCAACATCGCTGGATTCGCAGGCATTCCGCCCATAGGGGGCATAGGTCCGCCCATTTTTGCTGCTACCATAAATCAAGCCTCCTCAACAAACTTAATTCACATCCTAACAGCAACTTTTAATTTAATCAACACACTCTAGCAAACCTTCTTTCATCATGCTCTCAGCAAGCCTGTCCCTATTCGTGTAACAGTAAGTTCCCCTGTTCCAATCAGAAAACTCCATAGCAAGCCTGCGCATAAAACGATCCTCACCCTCACTACCCGCAAAATGCTTTTCTGCAATAAAAGGAACAACTTCGCCCGGACCCTGTGCATCAAACTCTCTAGTCGCTCCGTATGTCAATTTATATCTTGGCATTAACTTCTCCTTTTTCTAGGTAAAGGATAATATGGGATATTATGGGGTTTATGTCAAGGCGTAGAATCCATTCCAGTAATTATATCTTTTACACAACCATCAGAATTAGGAAGATAAGAACCAATTTTTATAAAAATTTTTTCTTCGGGCCTAAATTTCTCACGCCACAAACCTTTAACTTTTATACCGTATGTTTGATCAGCATAAACCTTAAGAGATCTTTTATAATTTTTAAAAAAATTTTCTGTGGGCTTTAAACCAGCAGCCCCATAAGCCGCAATAAAAGCATCAAAAAGATCACCCATGTCAACCCAATCTTTAGTAGTCGCTAAATGAGAAAACCAAGAATCATGAAAAGTATCAGAATCATTATCAGTCAAACGATCAAACCCAATATCATAAAAACCTTTAGGGCCAATATCTAAAGTCCTATTCTTCAAATCAAGCTTCCAGTACATTTTTTTAGGCCGCTCAAATGTTTTAATTTTAGAAAAAATTTCTTCATTAGTCATCTGTATTACTCCCTATAATATCATGCAGAACATTATGAAAACGTCTAGGGTACCTGTCAAGGGAATAGGGTACCTTGAATTTTTAAAAAATTTTTTTGGGGGTGAATGTTCGTGTAAAGCTTAGTATAGAGTTTTTGCAAAAACGCAAATATATCAGGTGGGGTGTACAGGCCATAGCCCGACCCGATAGAACACTTGTTCGGTTTGGCTAGGGTACCTTAGAAAAGTAAGAAGCCCGCTCTAGGCGGGCTTCTTTGGTGGCTTAGAATTGATGCCCGTTTGTTATGAGGCGAAATTCGCTATTCTGGCCTGCCACCATTCGAAATCATCATCTGATAAGCTTGCAAAAATACTATCAATTCCACGTCTGTTTTCTGGCAATAATTCTGCACCTGCAAGTTGGGTCTCAATAGTTTGTAAAACTTGGTAGCCGTTCAAATCAGTGCCATCACCGTAGCGGTGACCGTTAGCGATTTGATCATGCGTAACCAGTGCAGAACGATCAAAGCCTAATTGCTCTAATCTATCCCTGATTTCAGAAATGCCACGTCTAACACTTTGTTCTGATCTACCTGTCACGTCCATAATATCTCGTGTAGTCGCACCGCTATTTGATCGGATCAAATGGTATTGAACGTTATTTCTAGATCCACGTCTGAAAATATCGTTAGTTGGTGTTTCTTGAACACTTGTTTGGTTATTCTCAAACCCAATACGCTCGTTATGAGTATGCGTAAAAAGATTGCAGATAAACTCTAACCATTTCCAAGATTTATCGAAATCACTAGTGCCGTGATGCTGTCTAAATTCTACAGTGCCAACACGGTTTTGATCTCGACTAGGGTTTATTCTTGGATCATGCGACAATGTGATAGCACTAAACTTGCCACCATTTGGCGTATCACATAAAGCTCTATGCAATTCTCTCATATCATTAGAGTTTTTAATATCATCTAACAAATTAAACAGACCCCAACACATATTGTTATCAGTGCGACTGGGTGCAAGCATAGTATTTACTATGCTTTGCATTCTGGCATAACGATAAGTGACATCGCGTATTATTTCGAAATCAAACGGCATTGCATGATCAGTGTGTATTCTAGGCCATGCCTCAATTGATGCGCGGCAAAATTCATCGGGATCAACGTTTGAATTTATAGGTGCATTACCTATGTGAACGTGAACACCGCAACCAGTGTTAACAATATCGTCAACACTTGAACATTCTTGACGTGCAATTGCGTTAATGTGCGATAATAAATTTTGCACAAATTCGCGTGATGTTTGACATGGTACCAACGGACAGGTTTTGATTTCTGCCGTTACACCTACACTTGCATCGGTATCAACTGTAAAACCTTTTGTGAAATTGCGTTCTGCAAAATATCTTTCAAATGTTGATTTTGATATTTGCCCAAATTCCCATTCGAAACCAAATGTCATATTTCTGTTTTCTAAGGTCACAATTATATTCCTTCTGCTAGTGTTACATTTTTAAGATCGTCGTTTTCAGGATATACGAAAATTCCGTTATCCAATTCGATTTCTTCTAATCCAAAAACATCAAAGTGATTAAATAATTCTTCTACTTCAAAGTTTTTAAGAGTGATTTTAAATTCGCTTGTATTGTAAGTCATTGTTTTCATTACCTTTTTTCTGTTTATCAGGGCAAAGCTGTCGCCCTTACCCATGAATATAAGCATTTTTATGGGATTGTCTAGTGCTTTATGGGATTAATTAAAACAATTGTTCGGTTTATATTTTCGGCACAAAAAAAACGTTGAAAAAATCCAACTCAAAAAATTAATTTTTTTATTTAAAATGTATCTGCGCAGGTGTGTGTATGTGTGTATATATATGTATATATAAGAAAAGGGATACTATTAGTTTAGTATCCCCGATCCCGATCCCGATCCCGATCCCGATCCGATCCGATCCCGAAGCCCGATTGTTTATGCGACCTCTGGCTTTTCCATTCCTTTAAGATCGCTAATATAGAAATGCTCGTCATCTCCGATGGGCATCATTTTTTCCGCGCCAAGTACAAGGTACTGTTCCCCGCCGCGTTGCGCTACTCCCCACCTACCATATCCGAATGTGGATAAAATTCCGTTAATTCTTTCACGGGTTGTAACAGTAGGCCAACCCTTCATGCTAAATCCAATGTCTCCGTCAAGTGTACGCCATGCAATAATATTATCATGCAACTTTACTACCTCACCGCTAGTAGTTGTGCGAGCGGCGGTAGCTCTCCTTCTATTATAGAAAGCCCTTGCGATCTTTTGAGTTTCTTTTCTCATTTTCTTTTCTCCTCGTTTACTAGACTAATCCCATAGTATCCCACATTAATATCGTTGTCAATACAAAAAGATAATTTTTTTTATCTTCTTCACCAGCAGGTGCTGGCGAGCTGCAGCTCAAATAAACCGAACAATTGTTCGCGCCTTCGACAAAAAAATGCTGGGCGATTTGCCCAGCAGAATGTTTTATGCTTCAATACTGTTTAACGTGCAAACCCCGTAATGAGTGCCGATTGTAACAGTAACATCTACATCACGATCAATATAGTTTTTGATCTTATAGCCGAGCATACTGTCTTTCGGCGTTTTGAATGTCCACCCTAAACCTTTTTCTGGATAATCAAAAACCCCTAGAATAAATTGTGGGTTGCCGTTTTCTGAGTTTTTCAGGCGTTCAATCAATTTAATCTTTCCTGTGTGTCTCGTGATATTCTTCATTGTATTTCTCCTCATTACTAAACTATAATCCCATAGTATCCCATATTATAGAGAGTGTCAACCCCTAAGATAAATTTTTTTATATTCCTGTACGCCGGGCTGAACACCGGGCGGAAGCCACCGGGCACTGCCGAGCTGCCGGGGGTTTTACGAACAATTGTTCGGGTTAGCTCACCGGGCACAGTTCCGCCGGGCGGGAGGAGAAGATCCGGGGAGAAGGTAATGAATTACCGGGGGTGTCCCGATCCCAGCGCCCCGATCCCGAACAATTGTTCCCGATGCCCCGGCTGGGAAAGTCCCGATCCCGAAAGCGGTTGTTTCTTCGCCGAGTTCGAGTTGCACACCCAGCAGCCCGATGGTATAATAACCCGAACAATTCTTCGGCTTAACCCCGAAGTCCGAGCTGGCGATGACAAAGCCCGATCCCGACCCTGAAACATCCCGAACATTTCCCCGCTGGGGAACGCCCGACCGCCCCCGCCAAGCAATCCAGCTATTCTGCTGGGTTCTCGCTATCCGCTGCTACTGGGATTTGTTCGGCTTCTATGGGATTTTCTGCTGGTGTAACGTCAATCATACGATTTTTAGCACGATCCATAAATTCTTCTAGTTGTTCTACGATTTGGTCACGGGTTAGGCTATCTATGTTTTCGTGCGTTACATGGCTACGGGCAACCATTAATCCCGTTACTTTGAGCCTGAGTTCTTCGGCTTTAATTGCTGCTGAAAAGTTTCCTGCTTGCCATGCTTCATCTCTGAGCAGTTGCATATCCCGAACAGATTTGGTCACAGAGACACCGTACTTGCTTTCTAGCTCCTGTCTCATCTCTTCGAGGCGTTCTTTTACCGTGGGGTTATTAAGAAGCTGCACAGCCCTGACGTTAGCGTTCGAATATCCTGCTTCTCTTGCTGCTGCGGTTTGTGTCATATCCCCGTGAAGATAGTTTTTGAGAAACTGCTGCTGTTTTGGATTGAGCCTTCTGTTTCCATGTATCTTATCTTCTTTTATTCCTACCTTCGGCATACCAGCTCCTACCCGAACAATTTTAAGACTTATGACCCGCAGCCATTCTACTAAAAACGCTACGATGGTCAAGTGCTATAGTTGTCATAATTTCCCAGAACATCAGGAAGCGGCTGACGCTCCATTACGTCAAGGGGGGATGATGTATATCCCCCCCTATAAGGGGGGTGACGCAGTTGACGTAAATTAACCTATTGATTTTATTGATTTATTTACGTCAACTCGACTTTCTGACGTAGTTGACGCGATTGGTCTAAGTCATTGATTTTATTCAATAAGTTACGGCAACGTCAACTACGTCAACTTTGACGTAAAAAATGTTGACGTAAAATAAAGATAAAATAATTTATTTTTTCTATTGACATATGGAAAAACTTCATATACTATATTGATAGTATTTTAGAGGAGAAAGCATATGGTTATTAAATTAAATTCTTTCAGCAACAAAGATTGCACTTTAGAGGACGCTCAGACTTGCGTTAATCAACTTGCCGATGTGGTAAATGTTATTCTGGAAGCAGGTAAAAAAATGTCTGACGCAGAACATAATGATGCGGTTTGCAAAGAAGTTTTCGAGAACACATATTGGAAGCTATACAATAGATTAAGTTATCTAGAAACTGACAAGCACAGGCATCCGCACAACGAACAACTAGAATATGTAATGAATAGGAATGGGTAATAAAAATGAAAAACAATACTGATATGTTTGGCACTTGGATTTTAAACTTTTACTTTAAGGAGTTCATGAAGCACATGAAAAGTGATCCTAAGTATACTGAAGAGTTGAAAGCTGTTGCTGATGCTCACACGATTTACGCAGAGGGTGATCTTGCTTTAGAGGAGTACGTCAAGAAAGAGTATTTAAAATACATGGCCAATACTCTTGATGTTACTGAGGAAAAGGTTTTGGACATCGTTAAGAAGTGTCTTAAAGATATGCCACAACCTGACTGGAATCCAAAGTATGATTATTTTCTTGATTACTTTTCAACCATTACGAACGAGGTTTGTTCTGAGTTGATTGACAGACATTTGAATGAAAACCTAAAAAAGTGGGTTGCTAGTTTGGAGGCTAAACAAGCGACTATTAATTAATAAGCATAGTAAGCCATGAGTGCTGAGATCGCCAAAAATGTATATCATTAGAAGTCTCAAACCGTGGCAGTGCAAGCGACTTTCAAAATGGCGGATTCCTTGGTCGTGATTGCATATTAAGAGGGGAGGCAAAGCCCCTCTTTTTTATTTACTTGACAAACTGTCCCATAAATGATAAGATTGTTTATCTAGAAAAGAAAAGGAAATAGATATGTATTATATGGCATATGGAATGAATACTAACAGAGAGGCTATGGCGCATCGTTGCCCCAATGCCAAACCAATGGGTGGGTTTTACTTACCGAACCACCGTTTAATCTTTCGTGGCGTAGCTGACTTTCGTGCTGATGCTGATGCTATCTTGCCAGTTGTATTGTGGGAAATCACAGAACATTGTCTTGAGGCGTTGGATATGTTGGAAGGCTATCCAGATTTTTATGACCGCAGGAAGGTTAACGGTGATTGGATTACTTACGACATGAATGGTAACAAGAGCAGTTTGCGCACACCGTCTGGTGGTTACTATCATATGATTGAGCAGGGTTACAAAGACTTTGGCCTTGATGATTATTACTTGAGGTCTGCGTTACGCGATGCTGATCTTGTTGATGTAGGAGTTACGGCAAATGGATGAAGATGAATTTATTGATTTGTTAAAGGAGTTCGTAAAGGACAAGCCTGTTGAATTTTATCAACACGCTGACTTAATGGATGATGGTCAAATTTGGATTAGCTTTGAATTGGAGAGTAACGATGGATAAACTTATTGATGAGGTTTTGGATCAAATTAAAAAAGATGTTAAAAGTGGAGATATGACCGCAATTGAGGAATTAATTAAAAAACTTATTATCAATTCCCCTACACCAAGGTCTAGAAAATTTTCACAAGAACAAATGAAATCATTTTTATCGGAGGTATAAAATGAATAAACTTATTCGGCTTTTAGAGCAGATGGATGCTGACGTTGAAGATCGTTGGATTGCTGTCATTGCTATCTTAATGGTTGTTGTTTGGATTTTGGGAGTTCACTTTCAATGGTTTTAGATCCTGACATAACCCGAATAACTTGACCCTCGCATTCGTGCGGGGGTTTTTTTGTGCCAGCGAATAAGCCGAACAATTTATCGGGTTATTTAAGCTGCAGGTTTTTGTTTTTCTACTTGACATCCCATATGTTCCCATGCTATAATTCAAACATAGTAAGTTAATCGCTTGTTACTTACTACCTCAAAATACTAGACTATACCCTCGATGCTTTTATTTCTGTTTTTGCATCGGGGGTTTTTTTATAAAAAAATTTATATTTCCTCTTGACCTTTTAGATAAAATACTTTATACTTTATAATATATCTAGTATAAGGAGATTTATCATGGGATTAGATATGTATCTACGCGGTGAAAAGTTCGTTAGTAAATACGATCATTCGCAGCAGGCACCAGAAGGTGGTTCATTAGAGGTTAAGCGGCCTGTTATTGATGGCTTTGAGGTTTCTGAGTACATTCTTGACATGGGGCAGTGGCGCAAGTTTGCACCGTTGCACAGGTATATTGTGAAGGTGTTCGCAGGTGATGTTGATGATTGTCAACCTATTCATTTAACTAATTTGGATTGTAATCGTATTGCTCAAGCTTTGCGTAATGGTGGCTTGCCTGACAATGAAGATTGTAACGGTTGTTTCTTCGGACATCCTGAGTGGTGGGATGAAGACCGAGCAAATGGTGAAGAACACGCAAAGGTTTTTGACAAAGCCGCTGAGTGGGTGGAGTCCAATTCTTGGAACACTGTAACCTATCAGGCGAGTTGGTAATATGTGGATTTGCAACAAGTGCAACAAAGAGTGGGGGGTGGATGATTTTGCCCCCGACCTTTGCGAGTGTGGTGGCGAGGTCAAGTTTATTGAGCCTCAAGCCATGATTGAGGTTAACAAAGTTCTGGACGATGCGTTTCAGAAAGTATTTGGGGAGAAATGGTAATGGCACAGTTTGTTGAGATCGTTACTGATGTAATGGACAATTTCAGAAATAGAATAGAGAGTTCCGAAGATTTAAACTTTAGGGCACTTCAAAACTTTCGTGATAGTTTAGAGGACATGAAGGAAGCAGATATGTACTTTATTTCTGAGGACTTCAAAGAGGCTTTAGCAGCTTATCATAATGAGTTGGTTGAGGAAGAAGAGAACAGCAGACACGTTGTATTCTCTGAGGATTGCAGGCTACCGTCAAAGCTTTGCTTTATCTCTATGGACACGTTCGACACAAAAGATGTGAATACTGGAGAGGTTGTTAGAGCATTTGGTAGTGGTCATATTGATGGCTTTCTTTGCCGACAGTCTGAGGATGGTTCAGTTGCTATTCGTTTGGTTGCCCGAAATTCAGTTC